TACATTACAGACAGCCCGTAATATTGGTGGTGTGTCGTTCAATGGTGGTGCTAACATAGACCTACCTGGTGTTAACATTGCAGGTAACCAAGATACATCTGGAACTGCTACTAATGCAAATAATATTGATATTGATGAAGTAAATGCCAACACTGACTATCAGATAACATTCTCAGCACTAAACAACTCAGGATTTAATAAACAGTATATTGATACTGATAATACTCATATGGTATACAATCCAAGTAGTGCTACTCTATCTGGAGTAAATATATCTGGTGGTAGTTTACAGGCATCAACATTTGGTACAGCAACACAAAATGCATATGGTACAAGGACAGTTTCAACCAGTAATCCATCTGGAGGATCCGATGGTGATATCTGGTATAAGTACTAGTACAGGTAATTAAATTATGGCAATACCATATTCAGAAAGTTATGCACAGGTTCTTGATGATCATCTTAGGATCAAGCATGATGGATCATGGAAATATGTAGAAGATGTACAGGTAAAACACTCTGGATCTTGGCGTGATGTTAAAGAGGTATATGTTAAACATGCTGGTACATGGAGAATGGTTCATGAAGGTGACCATTTTCTGTTTAATGCCACGATTGGAAGCAATAGTACCTCAGAGTGGAGTTTATCAAGTCATATCAGTGGGCTAGGTTATGGTGGTAATAAAATTAAAGGTGTTGTTACTGTCAATTCTGTAAGGTCTCAAGTTAATCTTGGTAATTTCTCTAATGATTCTAAAGTATATCTCAGAATTAATAGTAACCAAAGGATAACTGGTAAAGGTGGTGATGGTGGTAATAGAGGAGGACAAAATGGTCAAGGTGGCCAACGTGGATTATATACTAGAACACCATTCATATTAGATAATGCTGGAGTGATCGCTGGTGGCGGTGGTGGTGGAGCAGGTGGAAACAATGCTACATGTACCTACCAGAATACATATTACTACGGTTGTATGAAGGGCAGTCAGTGTTCTGGACTGTCTCAGAATTTCTCAACCGCCAATGGTGGCGGTGGAGGTGGCGGTGCTGGTTATCCAGGCGGTCAAGGAAAGCATGGTGGACAGAACGGACAACAATGGGGCGGCGGCGGTGGCGGCGGCAACGGAGGTTGTGGTTCAAACTCTGGTGGTCAAGGTGGAAATCTTGGAGCTGGTGGACAAAATGCTGGTGGTACTGCTGGAGGTGGTGGTACTGCAATTGATGGTTGGTCAGAAAGGTACGCCCAAAATGGATCTGGGGATGGTGACATCCGTGGTAGTAAAACTAATTAGAGGAAAACTATGTCAATTCAAGACATCGATCAACAATTTAGATTGGATGCTGACGTAGCTCCAACATTTGTTGTAAAAGATTTCGATATCGACACTGGAGAATTCGGTGTCTATTATAATGATGGTACTCTCAAGGAGGAGCAGTGGTATGGTCCTATTCCAATGGATCTAGATTCACTCAGACCTGATGCAGAAGAGCCATTATTGTTCCAAATTGCGGAGCAAGTATATAATGCTGTTGAACAAAAGAGATTAAACGAGTGTAACATGGATGCCACTCGATTAGTTCTAAGTGGAATGCTTGGTGTTGAACAGTCAATACCTATGGAAGATTTAATGAAGCATCGTGAAAGAAAGGCAAAACTAGATGATACACACATTGATCCTGTAGTATCACAGGCTACTGTTGTTAATGTGTACAGCGAAGATGACTTTGATGAACAATTCGAGGCATTAAGCGCACAACTCGCTGCAGAGGAGTGATATGTATCAACTCGCAGAGACCAAAGATAGCCGAATTGCACAGTATACATTCGGTAAGAGTATTGCACAGTTTGGTGTAAGTGTTTTTAGTTGCACATCTGCACGTAAAGGCAAGAAGATATTCGCTAATGATCCCGATCCTCTTAAGGAGTACGTATTAGATACGCAACTTAAACTTGTAAATGCGCATATCAAGAAGCATCCTAAAGGTAAGGCTGCGGGATATAAGAAGATAATAAAGGAAATAGGACCACTTAACCAAGTACACCACAGAACTGTAATGTTTGGTAGTACATGGAAGAGTGATTCACTTAAACCTGCTGGTAAGTCCATACTATATCATAATGGATCTTACACTCATTTCCGTTATAATGGTATTGCTAGAATAACATCACAAGAACAAAATGGTATAATTGCGTGCTCAGGTTTTGAAGACCTGCACTCTACCAATAGAAAGGTACATTTCCTCAAGGAGAGCGATAGCTTTACACCTGCGGGAATTGGTAGTATAATAGTACCGATGCACGATTGCTGGTATCACAAGACTAAACTCTTACAACATTACCCATTTCCAATATCAGAGGTGGATACTGTGCAGATAACTGTTGATAAACCAACTGTTATCATTGAGTTTATTGAAGGAGAACCAGACGTTGCGGAATTTACGCAGTCGTGGTTAAATCAAATCGAAGAAGGACTTATTGAAATAGTAGATAGATGATGCCTGAAATCACAGTGAGAGATACGAAAGATAATCTCACTGTTCTATATCACAAAGGATGCCAACAAGCTTTTAAATTCTTCGGGGATGATCCTGAGGAGCATAAGGAGTATGTTAAAGAGGAGCACACTGAGATGCTCAAACAGATGTTCAGTAACTACAAGGACTACCCTTGGGAGTTCCTGAACCGTTTTTACTTACACAGTAGATGTCTGTTGTTCACAAATGGTATATGGATGAGTGAAACTGCTGCATATCCACAGTTTCTACGCTATAAACCTGGAGCACATACATCTTTTCGCGTGTCTGGTATCACTAGATTTACAGCACTGACCAATAATTGTGGTGCTATTTGTGTTGGTGTCAATCCTGAGGAGGATAAGATACCAAACTTACGCAGACTAGTTCATAGAGTAGAGGATGAGACGCACTTCTTGCCCATGGCAAGTAATTCATATCTCATTCCTACGGAGGATTGTACGTATGGTAACTTGGAATTAGGTCAGGGTAGTATAGCTAGAGCTAAACTTGATATGGAATTGATTAAGTTTGAGCAACCAGGCTATCTTATTGAGTTTGTTAACCAACCCTTGACTTTAGACGAGGAACTGATAGAATATGCACACCAGTGGGTTTCCCAGAGAATAGAGGTATTTGATCGTGATGTTCATTGAAGATGGAATGTATCCGCAATGGCAGAAGCATTTAGATCATCCACCACTAGAGTATAAGCATCTGCAACGTGATAAGTTCGAGGAGTTGCTTGATCTCATGATGGAAGCACACCCTGATCATGAACTGACACGATGGTTACAACGTGGTTTCTGTATGAATGACGGAGATAGTACTGTATCATTCAGTTCCCTTGAGGGATATAGCATGTTGCAATGGCATATAAACCATTTTGATGAGGAAGATGATGGGTTTTATGAGCAATGGTTCGGAGAAGATGATGATGACACAGATTGGGATGCGGATTGGGAAGATGAGGACACTTAAATAAGTGTCACATGGTGTCTTCCATCCGCACCATGATGCTCTATACTTAGTATATCAATCAAGGAACCCCATGACCAAAGCATTATTCGTTGACACAGTTTATGAAAGAGCACACAAACTTGGTCAAATCCTTCAAGAGGATGTAAACAGCAAGTATCCTAACTCTGGTACCGTGTTCAACATCAAAGAAGGGCGCAAGTACATCAAGATCACTGCGGATGATAATCAGTCAACTGTTCATGCTTTCATAGATAGGAAGACTGGTGAGGTGTACAAACCAGCATCATGGGCGAAACCTGCCAAGCATGTGCGTTACCGTCTCTTAGATGATGCATCTTATGCTCAATGCTTAACTAGAGCAGATTGGGCAGGTGGTTACCTTTACATGAGATAGACCCTTCTGGGGTCTCCTAGACCCCTTTCAGAACACTTTATTACTATGCCTGTATACAGAGACTACGAGATTAGAATTAACCTTAATGAGTTAATAGAGCAGAGAATACCCACTTGTAATATAATGCATAAGGATCATTGCTTGACTGAAGCACAAGTTGCTGAGATAGCACATGATATTAATATGGAATTGGATCTTCATCCAATATTTCATCAGGTTGATGAGCATATTATGCGCTATGTTCAAGCAGCAGGTATTGATAACACAGAACATTGGGTAGAACCACGACTGAAAGATCTAAATGACTAGTAATATTATTCCAGCATTCCCTGTAGGGTTGTATGCTAAACAGAATTTAATTACAAAAGAGGAGAATGATTTCCTCATAACCAAAGTTATGCGCTTAAATGAGATATTTGGGCGGGGAAATCTTAATGCATGGGTTAGTGCTGAGTGTTCACCTAGTAATTGTTTCCACATTGCTTCATTAGTAAACTATCTTGAGTTCAAACCTATCCTTGATAAGATCAGACTATGCGTAAATGAGTTTGCTCGTGAAGCATACGCTTCGGAAGCAGATCATATGTGCGGTGATTCATGGTATAATGTTTATACTAGAGGACAATATCAAGAGTTTCACATGCATCCTGGAAATATATTCAGTGCAATATACTTTATGCAAATACCAGAAGGTGCACCAGGTACATGGTTTAAACGTCCTGATAATGGTAGTATGCTACCACCAAAGAATAAGACAGGTGATACACAGTTTAATAGGGATGTATTACTTGCGCCACCAGAGGAGAGAACTGTTATAATATTCCGTAGTAATTTACAACATAGCGTGCCACCAATGAATGTTGATGGAGAACGTATTACCATTGCCGCAAATTACCTATGAGGGATACAGTATTATTTGGCGATTGCCGTGAAACTCTTGGTACTTTACGTGCACAGATTACAACTGGTATAGCAGAACAACCACGAATGTGCGTAACATCACCACCATACTACGGATTAAGGAACTATGGTGATGAAGAGAATCAAATTGGTCAAGAACAAACACCAGAGGAGTACATTGATAACCTAGTGAATGTATTCAGGAAGGTACGTGATGTACTAACTGATGATGGTACGTTATGGTTAAACATAGGAGATAGTTACTATAATTACAGACCAGGTAAAGGACAAGCTCTTAATAAACAGACTGTCGCATCAAATGATCAGGATCTACCACAGAAGTGTGCTAGACGTGGTAACAAATTAGATGGACTTAAGGAAAAGGATCTAATTGGTATACCATGGATGTTAGCATTCGCATTACGTGCGGATGGATGGTACTTGAGACAGGATATAATCTGGCACAAGCCCAACCCCATGCCTGAGAGTGTTCGTGATAGATGTACTAAGTCGCATGAATACATTTTCCTATTAAGTAAGAACAAGAAATATTATTATGACAATGAAGCAATCAAGGAACCAGCAAAAGATTGGGGCACAAGAGATAGATCTAAGGGGAAGTATCATAATCAAGGGTCAGGGTTACAGCCACATAGTGGTCTCACCAAGTCTTATCCAAAGAAGAATAAGCGTTCCGTATGGTCAATTCCACCTAAACCGTACAAGGGAGCGCATTTTGCAGTGTTCCCCCCAGAACTCATTGAACCATGCATCTTGGCGGGGAGCAAACCAAGTGATATAATATTAGATCCTTTCATGGGTAGTGGCACGACTGCTATGGTTGCCAAGAAACTAAGTAGATCATACATTGGTTGCGAATTGCATAAGGACTATGCCAGTTTGCAAACTGACCGTATTATGTCCATTCCTGCCCAATTACCATTATAATATGGAAGTAATCATCACACACCAACCAGAAATGGACAGCGTAGTAACGATGGTTGAACTAGATACACAGCAAATCAAGTATCTTATTGATTTAATGTGGTCTACAGATCCAACCCTATCAAATCAGGTAGCAGTTCGACATAATGTTGATGATGTTGCCTTAGAGAAAGTATTAAACATAGCATTGGGAGTAGCTCTCGATGAATGTTAATCGTTACACGAGAGCAGGAAGGGATGGTCGATTGATCACTTGTCCTAAATGCTCTCAAACTGCTAAGGTATATCACTTTAGTTGGTCTGCACTCGTATGTCAATGTTGTAGAGAGAGTGTAGAGAAATCCAACTGGGAGGTGTATGCTGCATGAATGCTAAAGATATGACTGGCATCGAAAAGCTAGTCTTTATTTCCTCGTTCGTTTACTTTCTTCATTGGTCATGTCTTGTTATGTCACGTTTGGTGGGTACTCTAATCGTAAACGGATTACCCGCACTGCAATCGAGTGGTTTATCAAACATCGTAAACTCAGTCGCTTCAACTTCTATCTCCATATCATAGACAGAAGGTTGTGGCCTGAGGATGATGGTACATGTTTATCCATCGATACTCTATCACGTCCTAGATACTTTGAGATCGAGATGGAGAACCGTCTTGATAACGGAGAACAGTATCTTACTACTCTATT